CCCGCCGCCAGCTCCGATTTCCCGTTTTTCTTTGGGATTTCCACATAGGCAGTGTTGTACTGCCTGTAACCGTTCTCCTTCACCGTGCCGAACACGTCCCGGATGACCGTCTCCTGCCACGGGAGCAGTTCAAAGGGCTGCCCCCGCCATTTCCCTTTGGTATGTTTCAGGCAGTTAATGAAATCTACCGTCCGTTTCGCCTTTCCCTCGTCAAACACTATCCCCCGCCTCCCTTAAAGAGCAAAAGCTCCATTGCATCGCTTTCCTTGTCCTCGCCGCCCTCCGCCACGATGCGGCTCCGGGAGGAAGGGGTAAGGCCGAACTGCTCGCAGAAACGGTTCATGATCTTAAGGTAGGTCTGTGCGATGGACACCTGCGGGACCTGCTGCCAGTAGCCGGAGGGCGTCTTTACGATGGTGCCGTGCTGGGTGATGAATTCCTCCGCCTCTTTCCATCTGGCGTATGCCTGGCAGTACCCGGCAAATGCCGCCATGTCTATTTCCGTGAGGATGCCCAGCTTTTCCATCTGCCCCGCCATCCGCTTCCATTCTTTTTTCGCCTCGCCCTCCAGCCATGCCGGACAGCGGGGCGCTTTCTTCTCCGGCTTCGGCTCGCCCGTGTTCAGGCTCCGCTTGCCGGGGTTGCCCTCCAGCGCCTTGACCGCCGTGGGCTTTGGTTTCCTTCCGCTCTGCACTTTTGCCGCCTCCTTCCCCTTAAATTTACGCAGCAGAAAAGGGCTCCCGGAGGAACCCTTTCCCGCTGCTATGTATGTGCTTTTATCTGACCATTATCTTATGGCCCATGACCGTTTTTATCTCTTTTGCGGAAAAATTCCTCGCGTCGCTGTCCGCCCTCGGCTTTACGTTTGCAATGGCTTCCTCCGCGTCCTTCCCCACCGAAAGCATCTGCCTCGGTAACAAATCTGAAAATGTGTAGTTCCATTCGTAGTAATCCACCCTGTATAGTTTCATCCTCTTTCCCTCCTCTGCCTTTATCCCTGTTCCGGGAGCGCGTCCGCCGCTGCCCTCGCCGCTGTCAGTGCGTTCTCTTCATAAAAATATGGGTCTGTGCTTTTGGAAACCTCCGCACCGTCTCTGCCGTAAATGCGGAAACCGTACCCAAGCGCCTCATCATCCCATTCTGTCTGCAATTCATATCCGTTGTAAATTTCCTTCATCGTGTTTTTCCCTCCTTAGTTGTATTCCATGATCAGGATCGCCAGCGCCGCTTTTGTCGCGTCATCCTCCGGCTCGCAGTCCCATCCCCTGTCATAGCAGCAGGTGGTCTTCCCGTCTATCTTTATGGCCAGTTTGGAAATCCTCCCGCCGTCAATCCCGAAAACGCTCCCTTCCTCATAATGCTTTACCGTATAGCTGCAGGCTGTCATCCTTCCGTCCTGCGGTATCCCGATTACCCCTTTTCTTACCATCCTTTTTCCCTCCGTTTTCCTTTTGTTAGACACATGTTACCTCTGAACGAAGGTATTATCCACTCAATTCGGAGGCATAAATGTGACAAAGATAATGGCTGGGAATTGTGTACATTACAGTGGGCGGCATCCCTTCCCGGAAAGCCGCCCCGCTGTGTCATTCCCTGCCCGTAAGGATGAAATCCCAATAGGACTCCCTGTTTTCCTCGATAAAAAGGACCAGTTCGTAGAATCCCCTGTCAAATGCCGCCCGCTGCACCGCAGCCATGTTGCACATGTTGGCCGCCCCGCTGTCCCTGACTGCAAAGATCTGTTCTTTTATCTTCTCTGTCAGCATCCCTTTCCCTCCCGAAAATTTATGGCGGTTTATGAGAACTCCACCATATGTAAAGTCTTGCACACGCGCCTGTATTCGCCGTGTTTCAATGCCTGCTTACTGCTGTGCCGAACCTTCCGGTTCAGGTACTTCTTGTTCAGGGAAATACCGTGGCGCAGCTCTCCCCTCATGCTGTAGGAGCCATTGCCCCGCTGCCAGCAGTTCCGCTTTTGGTGTGCATTCCCCGGCATCCGTTCCTGCATTGCCATATCCATCCACCCCCTTCCGTAATTTACTAACATTCATTTTCTGACCACACCGCGTGTCCTGACCTCATAGGCCGCCCCGACCCGCCGCCCGTTATAATCCTCGCAGCTCACGAATCCCTCGCCGTACATTCCAGAGTTGATGTTGATGTATCCGCACTGCTGTATCTCATCCACTCCTTCCGGGTGGTAATAGACCGGGTACTGGCAGTTGTTGCCGATACCGTAGGCGTGGGTGACGGTGTTCCCGATACTCATCCTGTAATATTCCAGATAAGCGCCGAGCTTCTTTTTCAGCAGGTGCATCTGCACCCTGTCCGTCCCCCATTCATAGCGTACTATTTCTTCCACGTTGAGGGCATCCATGAACTCCCCGACTGCCGCCGCCATCGTCTCCTGCATCGCATCATCATATACAATCCGCATCCTGCGCACCCCCGTTCCCCCGCAGGGATGCCAAAGCCGCCTCACGGCTGCGGAACATCCTGCCTGTGGATACGCGGTAGAAATTCTGCGCCCTGTCGGTAAGCTCAAAATACCTGCCGTCATACCCCCGCACGGTGTACTGGTTTGTCAGCCCCTTTTTCTTATGGGTCAGCAGGAAGCAGGTGTCGCCTGTCCGCCAGCCGCCCGGAAGGGTACCGCCCGCCTTAAGCGCCGTCTGCAATATCTCCATCGGGAACCCGAATTTCTTATAGGCTTTTTCCAAAACCCCGTAGTAAGCGCCGCTGGGTTCGCCCAGCCGCCTCCGCTCGTCCATGATGTAAACCATCGCCGTCACTTCCTGCCCGCCGAGGCGCACCGTCAGGTCCTTTTTGTAATAAAAGGAAGGGAAGCCCTCGTAGCGGTCAAGGCTTGCCTCGTCCACCTCCCCGATCTCCCAGACCAGCGCCGGCACCCTGCCTCCCTCCTGCGGCTCTATGGTGGCGTATGCCCCCGTCAGCGATCCTTTGAACAGCAGGCGGTAACCTTCCACCTCCGTCTGCCCCAAGAGCCGCGCCGTGGGGCATCTGTGGGCCATCTGCCCCTCGTCCATGTTGCTGCCGTAAGCAATGTAGCGTTTCTTCATAATCACATCATCCTTTCATTTTTTAGTGAGGCCGCCCTCCTACTGCCTTAAGGGCGGTCTCCCGCCCGTTATGGCCTTCAAGCCGCGTTCCGCCATGCGGAGTTGCCTTCGAGGTGTTTCAGGAAGTGGAGCCTGCAGGTCTTGAACTCGTCCCCGCTTAAGCCCAGCCGGAGCATCCAGCACCGGAATGCGTATTTTTCGTTGTCGGTCACAGTCTTCCTTGCGGAGGCTTTCTTCTGCGTCAGCGCCTGGTGGCTCACCGCAAGGCAGAACTGTATGTATGCCTTTATCTCCCCTGCGTGGGTGGTGCTGTTGAAAAGCCGGAACTCCACCGTGCCTTTGGTGAAGGTCGAGTGTAAATTCAGCCCGTGGTACCTTGTATCGTTGTAATGCTCGTCCCTGCCCCTTGTGGAGCCTGCGTACCAGATGTCCTTTAAGGCTTCCATCGTCTGCGGCTTTTTGCGGTTGATGGCCTCGATCAGCCTCTCGTTGGTCTTTTTGCACCACCGCATCCTCGCCGGGTCGATCCGCAGGGCTTTGTAAAGGATGTCCTCCTTGCTCGCTATGATGTTCACAAGGTTGCGCAGGGTCTGCGGCGTGTAGCGGCTTGCATCCACATGGATGTGTATCCCGCACTGGCTGTTCACGAAGGCCCCTTTGTGCCGGAGCTGCCTTATTATCTCCTGCAGGTCTGCCATGTCCTCGTAGGTAAGGATGGGGCTGACCACCTCGCATTTGTATTCATCCGCTGCCCGCATCGTGCGCCCGCCGCTCTTTTTCTGTGCGATGATGCTGGAGTCGAAAGTGGCTTTCCATGTCCTGCCCTGCCGGTCCTTTGCCCCGTAGGTCTTGTAGTAGGTGCCGAGGTAAAAGCTCTCTGTCCCGAAATATTCTGCGATAACCTCCGCCGCCTTTTTCCTTGTGATGCCCGTCATTTCAATCTCGATCCCGAATCTCTGTGTCCTCATGTGCGTTTCCTCCTTGCGCTTGCTTTTCTTTTGGTAGTCTATTAATCACTCTGAACGCACTGTTTATCCACTTATTTCTGCTCATAATGTACACAAAGATTCTTGGGGAAAAGAGCCGTAAAATTGTGTGTTTTACAGCCCTTTCTGCTGTGCTTTTCCGGGTATCTTCTATGGTATAAATGCGGGCGGCGGTTTACTCCATTCCCTTTTCAAAACTCTGGTTCACCTGCTCTATAAGGACCGCGTCCGCCTCCGTCTCCGCAAGCTCCGCCTCCGGCTGCCCTGCGGCTTCCACCGCCGCCTGCAGCCTTGCCGCCTCCCGCTCGTTCCGGCGGGCTTCCTGCCACCTCTGCTTGTTTGCCTCGGTGCGGAAAGCGGAATGCCCTTTCAGGTTCTTTAAGAGGAGGTTCCTGACCTCTTTCCCCTCCGCGCCGCCGAAGCCCAGGCGCAGGAGCCATATCCTCATGTAGTATTTCTCGTTTTCCTCGATGGTCTCATCCGGCCTGATGCGTTTCTGCTCCCTTGCCTGCTGCGCCATCGCCGCTGCAAGGTGTGTGAAGGCCAGTATCATGTCCGGATCGTTGATGGCGGGGAGGGTGAATGCCATCTTCCCGTCCGGGAAGCTGATGCCTCTGCATCCTTCCGCATGGTCTTGGAATGTCTGCAGGAAAGTTTCCGCATCGGGAATCTCCGCGCTGCCGAGCGCCTCCACCAGTTCCGCGGGAATCCGGAAGACCTCTTCCGCAAAGGAGCGGTTGATAAGGTACTGCTTGCTGTGGATGAGGAAGATGAGGTTCTTAAGCCCCTCCACCATCATGCCCTCCACCGGGAGGCTGACCGTTGTTTCATCCACCTCCGTGTGGGGCGTTTCGATAAGGCCCTGCTCCAAAAGCCCTGCCCTTACCAGCTCCGCCGTCTTTTCATCCTCCGTCTCCACCGCGCCGCTCCTGTCGATGGTGCAGTTCCCGATCTGGTAGGCGCAGGTCGGCACCCCAAGGTACTTTGAAGGCTCTCCCAAAATCCCGCTGACTGCCTTTACCACATCTTTCCTGTTTGCTGCATTCGTCTCAATCCTCATCCTTTTTTCCTCCGTTTTTTAAGCCCTCCGGCTTTGTTTTCCCTTTCGGTATTACATTAATCACTCTGAATGGGGATAAAAGCAACATAAATGTCAGAATAAATGTCACAATAAATGTCACAATAAAAAATCCGGGAACTGTGCATAGTACACAATGCCCGAAAGCACGAAATATACGTTCGGCAGGGCGCAGCCATTCCCCCACATACGGTATTCCGCGGAATCGGAATGGGGGTCTTTCAGCCATTTCCTTATCTGGCTGTCGGACTTCGGTTTACTGGATGTTCCCATGATCTTACGGTGGGTCTCGAACACCTCCCGCCAGAATAGCATTTCCTCCTCCGTGGGGTCATCCGTCCCCAGCCCGTCACACCACCAGTCCGGGAACCCCTGCAGTCTCGCGCATTCCGTGGGTGTGAGCCTGCGGACGATATAGTCCGGCTCTACGATATGGTAGTCGCCGCTGAACGCTTCCTGATTGCCCAGCCACTGCTTGGAACCCATGCTCGCGGAGATTGTGCCGAATATATCCTTACCCGATGCCGTCCGCAGGTCATTGATGACGGGAGGGTCCTTATAATCCGTAGCCACCAGCGTATTTGCCAGTTCCTTTTCCGCCCGCATGAAATAAGAATTCTTGCTGGTGCAGTAGGTGGGGTATGCCACCGCATGGCGGTCTGCGGTATTCAGCGTAAAGGAAACATCCTCATTGATACCGCTGCCTTGGGGCCCGTTCTTATCCTCCCGCCCAATCATGGAGCCCTGCACCGCCACCACGGCGATTCCTCCCTGATTCGCAGATGGATTATTACAGTTACAGTCCAAAGTCCGTGCGGTCTGCGCCTCATAGAAACCGCTGTGCGGGTTATCGGATTTCATGGCATTGCTCTCTTTGGAGCATATGCCGTATGCCTGCACCACCAGCTCATTGCAGCGCGTTTCTCCTATATCAGATGCATTCAGCGTGTTTGCCACTTCGCCGTCCTTCCATGTGGGCGCTTCCTCCGCAGAGTGCGGGCGCGTCCCCTTGCAGAAAGGCACGAACACAGTCTGGTCATTGTTGCAGGAAAGGGTGGCTGACTTGTCATTCTGAATCAATGCGCCTTTGCCCCCATTTCCACCTCCAGCACGGATTTTCAGCGTCTTTGGCGTTTCCACCACGAAGGGCTGGTTGTTCCCGCCCATGCCATAGGTGGCGTTGACTGTGGGCGCAGTCTCCAAAGGCCCCGTGTATCTCGTGTCCTGCGAATGGTTTTCAAATACGGCCTGCTCCAGCACACACGGGGGATGGTGCGCCTCCGCCCTTAAGGTACACGTCACGTCATCGGTCACGTCCATACGGCTCCCGCCCTGGTCGTTTAAACAGACTCTGATGCCGCCTGCCGCTCCAATGCCCGGCGCAGCACCTCCGGCAGCTCCTTGCCACGAACGGAAGCCCTGCGGAGTATACCCTGACACGCCCTCGGACTCAAATAGTATCTTTCCGGCACTCCCGCCTGCAAAATCTGCGACAAGGTAGATGCGTTTTCTACGTTGGGGGACGCCCCACAGGCAGGCATCGACCACCCGCCACGCGAGGGAAAACCCGTCTGCCATGATGCATCCGGCATTCGCCCATTTTCCCTTTGGAGGCTGAGGTACAGAAATGTCCCCGTCTTTGACGGAGCAGACCGCTTCAAGGACTGCCCTGAAATCCTCCCCTTTGTTTGAGGAGAATGCCCCCGGCACGTTCTCCCATACGATAAATCTTGGGTATCTCCCATCTGTCGCACACCTCATTTCCTTTATGATCCTGATTGCCTGAAAAAATAAACTGGACTGTTTCCCGTCAAGCCCTGCCCGCTTTCCGGCAATCGACAAATTTTGACAAGGACTCCCAAATGTTATGATGTCCACGGGCTCCACTCCATCCCCGCGGATGCTGTTCACGTCACCGTAATGTTTCACAAAAGGCAGCCGCTTTGTGGTCACCCTGATAGGAAAAGGCTCCACTTCCGCAGCAAATACCGGGCGGATTCCAGCAAGCAGCCCGCCAAGCTCAAAAGCGCCGGAGCCAGAGAACAGGCTGCCCAGCGTCAGTTTCCCATTCTCATCCATCAGAGCCACCCCCGTCCAGGTCGTCACAGGTGATGCCTGCCAGTTCCGTCAGCACATCCTCGCAGGAAGCCACCGCCGCATCCCATCCCCGGCTGAATGATTCCGATGCGTCACACCCGCCAAGACCGTGTATCCTGCGGAAAATCTCAACCAATAATTCCCTGTCACTCATTGCCCGCCGCCTCCTTTTCCAGTTCCGCATAAGGGATTTTCACCCCGTCCCTCTCCACGGACACATTCTCCGCAGAGCCGGCCTGTTCGATATAGCGGTTCACGATCACATCCGCAAACTTCTCATCCAGCTCTATGGTGTAGCAGATACGGTTCGTCTGCTCGCAGGCAATCAGCGTGGAGCCGGAGCCGCCGAAGGGGTCAAGCACGATGCAGTTGCTCATGCTCGAATTCTTGATGGGATATGCCACCAAGCCCACGGGCTTCATGGTCGGATGCTGCTCGCTTTTCTTCGGGCGGTCAAACTCCCATATGGTGGTCTGCTTCCTGTCAGAATACCAGTTGTGCTTCCCGCCTTTTTTCCATCCGAACAGGCACGGCTCGTGCTGCCACTGGTAGGGACTCCGCCCCAGCACAAGGCTCTGTTTCTTCCAGATGCAGCACCCGGAAAGGTAGAATCCCGCCGCCTTGAACGCGCTGCGGAAATTTAAGCCCTCGGTGTCGGCATGGAACACATAGATAGAGGCATCGCTCTCCATGCTCTGCTCCATGTTCACGAATGCGGCGAAAAGGAAGTTATAGAACTGCTCATTTTCCATGTGGTCATTCTTGATCTTCCCGGCACTCCCCTCATAATTTGCATTGTACGGAGGGTCCGTCACCACAAGGTTTGCTTTCGCCCCTGCCATCAGCACATCGTATGTCTCCGGCAGGGTCGAATCCCCGACCACCAGCCTGTGCCGCCCAAGCGTCCATATGTCACCCATCTTCGCCACGGCGGGCTTTTCCAATTCCGCATCAATGTCGAAATCATCCTCGGTCACTTTCTTATCATGGACGGAATTGAAAAGCTGCTCGATCTCCGGCGGCTCGAATCCGGTGAAGGACACATCAAAGTCCGAATCCTGCAGGTCGGCGATCAAATCCGCCAGCAGCTCCTTGTTCCATTCGCCCGTGATCTTATTGAGCGCGATGTTCAGCGCCTTCTCCTTCTGCTTGTCAATGTCAATGACGATGCAGTCAATTTCCTCATAGCCCAAATCCGTGAGGACTGTGGCGCGTTGGTGCCCCGCCACGATTGTCATATCTGAGTTGACGATCACCGGCTCCACATAGCCGAACTCCGTGATGGAGTTTCTGATCTTCTCATATTCCCTGTCACCCTTTTTCAGCTTTTTCCTCGGATTGTAGGATGCCGGGATAAGGTCGGCAATCCTGATCTTCTTAAACTCCATTCTCTAATCCCTCCAGAACCTTGCTTTGATGTAGCAGTCGTAACTGCAATACTTCGGTTTCCTGCTCCGGTAAAAGGAAAACTCCGTCCCGCAACATTCACATTTCTTTGTGCAGAGGGATTTATGGCTTCCCTCCTCCGGGTGCGCCTTCCACCACTGTCTCCGGCATTTCTCGGAGCAGAACTTCCTCGGCCTGCCGGTCCCTGCCTGCTGCATTTCCTTCCCGCAGCAGAGACAGATGCCGCTACATTCTGCCCGCTCCTGCAGGTTTTTTACTGTCGCCGCCACATAGCCGCCCATCCCTTTTGCCTTGCAGTGGTTGCGGACGATGTCGCGGGAAAGCCCAAGGGCCTCCGCAATGGCACGGTAGCCCATGCCCTTCAAGCGCATTTCCTTCACCTGCGCCGCCTCAAAATCGGTCATTTTCCCTCCACCTCCATCAAAAAAGGGCCAAAAACCAGCGTTTTTTGATGGTTTTTAAGCCCAAAAACATGGGTTTTTCGGTACTTTCACGCAAAACTAAAGTGCCTGAAAGCCTTGAAAAATCAATGTTTATGTAAGATTTTGGGGCGATTTCCTATCCCCCCTGTGCGAATTTGCGAAAACGCGCGTTTGAGGGGGCGGCGGTCAGAATTTTGTCGGATTACAGAGATTGAAGCCGCCCCTCCCCGGTCAGATTTCCACGGGAAATGTCATGCTTTGTCGGAGCATGGCAGAAAAAGAACCATCACGGAAACCTCAGTA